TTCTTCTCGTTAAAGGGAGACTCAATCCGATTCGGTTTGGGTGAAGTAAAGTTTATTTCAGACAGTATTGCAAATAAGATTATTGATCAGCGACCATTCAACTCCTATTCAGAATTTATTGATAAGGCTTCCAAGAAGGGAAGCGGAATTAATAGCCGTGCTATCTCTGCCTTGAATGCAATTGGCGGTGCAGCATTTGAGGATAACCCTAGAAGCGGAAATGAAAAAGATAGTTACTACGAATACTTAGGAATACCTACATTTAATCTTGAAGGAATTCCTCCAAGAATTAAAGCTCAGGCTAGGCCAATTGAAGATTTTGATGATCTTGGATCCTTCATTATGTTTGGTATGGTGAAGTCTATTAAGCGTGGTAACGGCTGGGCAAGGGTGGAGCTTGTTGATGAGACTGGATCCATCGGATTATTCCACACAGAGCAGACACAGATAGAGACGGGACAGATGTACTTTATACTTGTCGGGGACAATAGAATTGCTAGATATGTAAAGGTATCAGATATTTCTTCCGACTCAGAAGATATATTTGTTAATTATTTATACAAAAAAGAATATGATTTAGAAGAAGATGAATATCAGGTAATCAACTTTACCCCATATATAACAAAGGCTGGTAAGCATATGAGTCACATTGTTATGACGGATAGGGATAAAAATTTAACTAGGGCAATTGCATTTCCTACAATGTATAAAATGACCCTAGCAAAAATGCGTGAAGGAATGAAATGTAGGGTTACATTGTCAAAGCTAGACGATGGAACATTAAATATAAAGGAGATAAAATGACAGATGAAGTAAAAGCAGAAGAAGTATTTACGCAATTAAATGCTACAAAAATATTGGTTGCCATACTAGAGCAGATTGAAAAAATAACTGTTCCAACAAACTTGATCCTTTTGGCAGGCGAAGAAGACAGAGAAATACAGGTCGATTATAATTCTGATGATCAGACATTTACTTTTACAATAAGGAAAAATAATGAATCAGGGTTCGATAACGACCAGCTCATTGAGAGCTTCGAGTAGCACTTCCACAGACCTAGTGACAGATTACGGCCTAGACGCTCTATCTGCAATATTGCATGAGACTGCAATAGAAAAGGGGTTTTGGGATGGAGAAATTAACTACGACAAGATAGGTAATAAATTAGCATTAGTTCATTCTGAAGTTACAGAGGTACTAGAAGCAATAAGAAAAAATAAGGGCTCGGAAGAAGTTGTTGAAGAAATAGCAGATGTATTAATTAGAATATTAGATATCTATGCAGCAATGAGAAACTCTGGGGACCTAGTAGAAAGCTTAGACGAAATTTTATTTAATAAAATGGAAAAAAATAAAGCAAGGCCAAAGCTTCACGGCAATTTGTTTTAATGATATAATAACATAAAAGAGAGAGTTAAAATGACAATAATGATAGACGATATACTATCTAAGCTAGACCCTAAAACAAGAGCCAGAGTTAAGTCTGCACAGGATATAGTTGTTGAAAAACAAAAAACTCCAAGTATCGGACTTAACATGGCACTTAAGGGTGGTCTTGGGTATGGACGACAGGTTTTAATTTGGGGTAACAAGTCAGCTGGAAAATCTTCTTTTTGTTTACAGATGATAGCAGAAGCACAAAAAGATGGCAAAACATGTGCTTGGATAGATGCTGAAGCGTCCTATGATCAGGCCTGGGCAGAAAAGCTTGGAGTAGATTCGTCTTCCCTTATCTATTCTCCAGCAAAAACAGTAAATGACATGGTTGATGTTGCTACAAAATTGATGGACGCTGGTGTCGATCTAATAGTTGTTGATTCTATCTCAGCATTACTCCCAGCAATATATTTTGAAAAAGATGGAAATGAAATGAAGGATTTGCAAGATACCAAGCAAATCGGAGCAGAAGCAAAGGATATGACCCATGCGGTCAAAATGTTAAACTATGCAAACAAAAATACATTACTGGTACTCATCTCACAGCAAAGAAATCAATTTGGATCTATGCATGCTTCCCATATCCCGACAGGGGGAATGGCAGTCAAGTTCTTTTCTTCAACAGTCATCAAACTTTGGTCTTCAGAAGCTGAGGCTAATGCTATTAAAGCGGGCATTAAAGTTGGTGACAAAATCATTGAACAAAGAGTTGGCAGACCAGTCAATTGGATTATTGATTACAACAAACTCGGCCCCCCTAATTTATCAGGACAATACGACTTCTACTACCAAGGAGAAAGCCTAGGAGTTGATTTAGTTGGAGAAACCTTAGATGTTGCAGAGATGGTTGGCGCAGTTGAAAAAGGTGGAGCCTGGTATACAATTAATGGAGAAAGATTGCAGGGAAGGCAAAAAGCAGTGCAGTATTTAAAAGACAATAGAGATGTTGTTGAAAAATTAATTAAGGATATTGATGCCAAGTCTTAATGATTTTTTAAATAAAAAAGATAAAGAGAAAGTCTATTCTACATTAGAACCTCTTGATGGCCTAAAGCCATGTGCACATTGCAATGAAGATGTAGATGGTGGGTGGTGGGATCCCGAAAAATTAATAATGAGTTGGAAATGTTCCAATGGACATGAAAATTCTTATCAGGTAGGCTAATGTCAGAAAGAGCAGAAGTTAAAAGAGATGGTGCAAAAGCTCAAAAAAATTCTGGTAGAGGAGATTATCAAAAAGGAGATGCTCAATGGAAAAAATTTCTTGTTGATTATAAAGAAGCAGGAAAATCTTTTACTTTAAATAAAGATAATTGGGCAAAGATTTGTACAGATACTTTCAAAGTTAATAGAGATATGTATCCAGCGTTAAAGATTATTATCGGATCAGAGTCCAAAGTTCGTCTTGGGATTATTGAGTGGTCAATTCTTGAAGAGTTGATTCAATTTTATGAGGAGAATCATGATTAAAGAAGTATTTTTAACTACGCTTACTGGAATGGGCGTAGGTGCAATTTTCAGTATATTTAAGTTACCAGTCCCAGCCCCACCAGTCTTTGCAGGCCTAATGGGGATATTTGGCTTATGGATGGGCTACGGACTTATTCAAAGGATTCTTTCATGAGTGTATTTTTAATGGGGTTACTAATAGGATTTGTTGTAGGGTATGGCGTAGGCCTACTTATGGACAAGTGGAGTAAGGCAATTGAAAATGACAGAGGATAAAAATACACTTGAGCTCATAAGTAACATTACTGAGTTCAATGATCTTCATGAGTTTATGCAAGATGAGCACCTAGATAAAGCCCTGTCTATTGTGGTAAAATTATTAATGAACCCAGACGTACCTTCAGCGAAAGCACCTCTGTTAATTATGGAGCTTCAGGCTATGTCTACAAAGTTTGCTGTGATGTCTTCAGTCTATTCAACTATCGCTAAAGATAAAGCAGGCACAATAAATAACAATAAAAAGAACGTATATTATTCAGTAAAGGAGTCCATAGACAAACTTGTAGATGCACTTAAGTATGTCGTTAGGTATAACTCATAATGGGAAGAGATATTGTAAAGAACCTTAAATTTAAGAAACATACTGGAAAGTTCTTTGACCCAGAAAAATTTGCTAGTCTTCTTGATGAAGCCTATAAGAATACAAAACGTGCAGATGGCTCTATGACAAAAAAATCGTTTAGCCCAAGTTCATTAGGATATGGACATGGCAAGTGTCCTAGATATTGGTACATGGCATTTTCAGGTGCTGTTTTTATTGACGATAATGATGCCGTAGCTGTAGCTAATATGGCTCAAGGCACACAGGCCCACGAAAGACTTCAAAAACTTATTGCTACAATGCCTGAGTGGAGAGCCGAAGAAGAAGAGATTATTAATGAGTACCCTCCAATTCGTGGCTTTATAGATTTAATCATGGAGTATGATGGCGAGACTGTCATTGGAGAAATTAAAACGGCAAAGCAAGAAGTGTGGGATACTAGACAGTCTGAAATGAAGTCTTCTGCAAACCATATGCTTCAGCTACTTACGTATATGAAGTTAAAGAATGCCAAAGAGGGATTCTTTCTGTATGAGAACAAGAACACACAAGAGATACTTATTATTCCAATCTCAATGAATGATAAAAACAAAAAGATTATTGAAGATGCATTTTTGTGGATGCAAGAAGTATATGATAATTTTAAAAATGGCGATCTACCAATGAGACCTGCAGGTGCAACAAAATCAAAGATGCCGTGCACCTACTGCCCAGTTAAAAAAGAATGCTATGACAAAACTGGTCCCGTGGGCACTGTTCAGATAGAATTATATGAGGCACCAATTTTATGATTTGTTCCAATAAAGAATGTGCTAAAGACTTTGATGCAAAGACCCATAATCAAAAATACTGTTCTGACGAATGCTGCAGAGTTGCAACTAATAAAAGAATTATGGAAAAGTATTACGAGAAAAAAGCAATTAAAAATGGCGCTGTGAGAAAATGCAAGAAGTGCTCCGCACCACTTAGTAGATATAATCAGTTTACAGTATGTGCAAAATGCGAAAAAAAGAAAACAAATTCTGAAAAAGAATTAGAGGACATATTAAATGAAATTAGCAGGCTTAGTTAAAACTCGGGCTTACCGAGTTCTTGGAATAGATGCTTCTACAAACTCTATTGCATTTTGTTTGATGGAAAATGACATACCATTAAAATGGGGTAAAATTGATTTGGTTGGCATGGATATATATGAAAAAATATATGATGCTAAAAAGAAAATGTCGATAATGCTAGATCAGTTAAAGTCAGATTATATTGTTGTAGAAGGCGCAATACTTGTCAGATCTCCTGATGCTGTGATAAAATTGTCATATGTCTACGGCGTTGTTATTGCTGAACTTATGTCTACTGGCGCTTCCGTTATCACTATATCCCCTAGTAGTTGGCAGGCTTATATTGGAAATAAGAACCCGACAAAAGAAGAAAAAGCTGCAATAAGATTGTTAAACCCAGGATACGCAGATTCATGGTATAAAAATAAATTAAGGAATATGAGAAAACAAAGGACTGCTGATTATTTTAATAAAAAATATGGCTTAAGCATTGAAGATTTTGATGTAGCAGATAGTTTTGGAATTGCACATTATGGTAATCAGGTATTGACTAAACGATGAAATTATATCAAAGCAAAGACTGGCTATACAGAAGGTACGTAGTACAAAAGAAAAATATTATAGAAATTGCAAAAGAATGTAATGTCTCTGCTATGACCATACAGAGACATATAGAGCAGTTCGGATTGGGCAAGAAAAAATGAGTAAAGACTTTTGGGAAAGCGTTAATAAAGATAATGCAGGAGATGCTATATTGACTGGTTATGTCGGTAAATTAAAAGACATGCCAGTATATGAATACGTTTCTTCTTTAATGGGCTCTGGTGAATACGTTTTGGATTTTGGCTGTGGAGTCGGAAGAAATTCTGTTGAGTTGGCTAAGTCTTATAAAAATGTTATAGCATTTGATTTGCCAAACATGATAGACCTAGTCCCAGAAGAAAATAAATTAAAAAATATACAGTATATAAGTGACTGGGAAAAGGTGAAGGAATTTAAATTTGATTTATCTCTAGGCAGCCTAGTTTTTCAACACATAGATGCAACAGAATTAGATGAATATTTAAATGATTTGTATAAGATTACAAATTCTTTAATTGTACATAGCAGAACCTGGATAGATCATTCTAATCTAGAGGTATTGCCAATATTAGAAAAATATTTTATACTAGACTCTATAGAATATTCTAGAGATCCAAATAGCCCATCTGACGACCACTTCGTTGCAGTTTTAAAATCAAAGGAGCAAAATGCTTAATCCAGTATTTGAAGACACAGAAGTATTTCGCTGCACAGATTTATATTTAAATGCAGTAAGCGCACCAGCAGGATATTCAATTTGGTCAGCATGTCATGAAATTGCAAAAATGCTAATTGAAAAAAATATATCATACGGCAACTCGGCCTTGGACCCAGCAAGGATATTTTCAGTAGCGGACTCGACAGAACAATTAAAGGTTAGAATTGATGATAAATTAAATAGGGTTAAAAATAACCAGGGTTATGCTGGGGATAACGATATAGACGATTTGATTGGGTACCTAGTGCTTTATAAAATAGCTAAAAGTCAGGTTGCAATTTCAGTCGACTAGAAGTATAATAAATTATATGACTAATGAAATAGAGCCAGCAGTTCATTTTGACCGCATGAATAAAGTAGTTGAAGAATTGCTTAAAGGTAACTCGGCAACACAAATAGCAACCTTAACTGGGTTTTCTAGAAAAGAAGTCTTGGAATTTATTGATGAGTGGAAAACCGTAGTACACAATGATACTAATATTAGAGATCGTGCAAGAGAAGCTATTTCTGGCGCTGATCAACATTATGCAATGCTTATTAAAGAAGCCTGGAAGACAGTAGAAGATGCTGATACCCAAGGCCAGTTAAGCGTTAAAGCAGGGGCATTAAAGCTAATAGCCGACATAGAGACAAAAAGAATAGGAATGCTACAGTCTATTGGTGTATTAGAAAATACACAAATAGCTTCACAAATTGCAGAGACTGAAAGAAAGCAGGAAATCCTAGTGGGAATATTAAAAGAGGTTACTGCTGGCTGTCCAAAATGCAAAATGGATGTTGCAAAAAGACTTTCTCAAATTACTGGGATAGTTGAATCCGTTGTAATTGAGGATGCAAATGTCGTTTGATTTTGCAGACTTAATTGATATTTTAGACGGGGAAGAGTTTGAAGAAAAGCCAGTAGATCTTCGTACATTTGTTAATGACCCAAATTACTTAGGGCTACCACCTCTTTCAGAATATCAATATATTTTAATTGAAAAAAGTTCTCAGATATATAAAGAGTCTACGCTAAAGAAATTGTTTGGAGAAGACGAAGGATTAACAAGGTTTAAACAGACAGCAAATGAAGTTGTTGCACAGCTAGGAAAAGGTTCAGGAAAAGATTACTGCTCGACGATTGCAGTTGCATATATAGTTTATCTATTATTGTGTTTAAAAGACCCAGCAACCTACTATGGAAAACCGCCAGGAGACTCTATTGATATTATTAATATCGCTATTAACTCCCAACAAGCAACCAACGTATTTTTTAAAGGTTTTAAAAGCCGAATAGAAAAGTCCCCTTGGTTTGTTGGCAAGTACTATTCTAAAGCATCCGAAATTCAGTTTAATAAAGCTATAACAGTTCACTCTGGCCACTCAGAAAGAGAAGCTTGGGAAGGATATAACGTCATAGTTGTTATTCTTGATGAGATTTCTGGTTTTGCTATTGATAACACAACGGGCCACGATCAGGCTAAAACGGGTAGCGCAGTGTATGATATGTATAGGGCGTCAGTAGATTCTCGTTTTCCAGATTTTGGTAAAGTTATTCTTTTATCATTCCCTAGATTTAAGAATGATTACATACAGCAAAGATATGATGCGGTTGTAGGCGAAAAAGAAACTATAGTAAGGGATCATAAATTTAAGATGTACGATGAGCTTCCAGATGGCACCGTGGGTAACGAGTTCGAGATTCAGTGGGAAGAAGACCATATTGTATCTTATAAGATACCCAAAGTTTATGCGCTTAAGAGACCAACCTGGGAAGTAAACCCAGTTAGAAAAATTGATGACTTTAAGACGGCCTTCTATACAAACCCAGGAGATGCTCTTTCAAGATTCGCCTGTATGCCGCCAGATGCTGTTGATGCATTCTTTAAGTCAAGAGAAAAAGTAGAAAAAGCATTTAATGTAGGATCAATTGCCGTGGACAACTTTGGCAGACTTGAAGAATGGTTTCTGCCAGACCCAGATAAAAAATATTATATACACGTAGACTTAGCACAGAAACATGACCACTGTGCAGTTACCATGGCACATGTTAATAAATGGGTAAACGTAAAGGTAACTGACACGTACTCGCAGCCAGCACCTATTGTAGAAGTAGATGCAGTAAGGTATTGGACCCCAACACCAGATAAATCAGTAGACTTTACAGAAGTAAAAGACTATATTCTTTCTCTTAAAACTAGGGGTTTTAATATAGCAATTTGTACATTTGATAGATGGAACTCGCATGACATGATGCAACAGCTTAAACAATATGGAATTAATACAGAGATCTTGTCTGTTGCTAAAAAGCATTATGATGATATGGCAATGGTTGTAGCAGAAGAAAGATTAATTGGACCACACATTCCACTGCTCATAGACGAGCTATGCCAGCTTAGAATTATGAGGGACAAGGTTGATCACCCAAGAAAAGGGTCTAAAGACTTAGCTGATGCTACCTGTGGGGCCATATTCAATTCAATTAGTAGAACTAGGTTTGATAATAATCAGGAGATTAATGTTCATACATATGAATCAATGAGCTATGATAATGATTTTGGAACAAAAAATGATGGGGAAACTTATAATTATAATATGATCAGGGCACCAAAGATGCCAGCAGATTTAAGAGAAGCAATGGACAGGATGCAAATAATATGAGCGAATATCAAGAAAAAGCAAAGCTTTGTAAATGCTGTAGCAAGCATGTTCCCTTGCCAACAGTTCTTAGGGAATATGAGGGCATTACTGTTTGTCCAACAACGTTTTCAAATATATTAGAATACAAAAGAATATGGCAGTCTTTTGGGTCTAGGCCACCTGGAAGCGTAAGAAAACATTTTTCTGAGTATGTACAACAAATTATAGAATCCACTATTGACAAAACCAAAGAACAAACTATATAATACAACTAGGCAACAGTAGCTTAGTTGGTTAAAGCCCCGAACTCATAATTCGGTAATCGTAGGTTCAAGTCCTACCTGTTGCACATGGAGGTGCCCATATGATTAAAATAAAATATTTTTTTTATAATATGTACTATAGAATTAAAAAAAGATTTAAAAAAAATAATAACAGGGATAGGTTTATATATTAATGAAGCAAGAAGCAAGAATGTCCCTAGATGCAACCATGATCTATGGGGCAAATGATGATTTTAGACTAAATTCACTAGCAAGAAAAGCTTTATTTTTTAATGATTTCTTATGCTCAACAGAAAATAATCAAACTGTCCTTGCAGAAGGAGGGGTTGAGTATTCATATAATTCAGATGGCTTCAGGTCAGATGATTTTGTAGTAAATGCAGACACATTATTTGCTGGGTGCTCTTTTACATTTGGAACAGGAATGCATCAAAAATATATTTGGTCAAAACTTATTGCAGAAGAAATGGGAGTAGAACACTATAACCTAGGATCTCCTTCATCCTCTATCCCTGCAATAGTATACTCATTATTTAATTATTTTCAAAAATATGGAAATCCAAAAAATTTAATTTGTCTTTTCCCTGATTTTTATAGGATGCAGGTGCCAATAAATTATAATTTTTATTATTGTGAAAACAATCCAAACGTTGGTAAAGATCAAGATATGAATGCCTATCAGTATATACGTAATGTCACTGGAATACGGCCATCAAATTACCAGACCCTAGACAAAACTTTAGAAAAGCCATATAAAATACAACAAGGTTTTTCTGGTGACTTGCCATACTTTTTATCATTAAGACATTTAATGATGCTAGAGCAGTACTGTAAGTCAAGCGGGATAAACCTTATCTGGGGCCTATGGCAAACTGAAAATTACGCAGCTATATTAAAAATGAGAGAACATGACAGCAACCTATTCCCTGGCCTAATAGATCTAGAGATGTATAAATGGAGAATGAACTATGATTCCTTAGAAGACGAATTTTTTCCAGATAATCGCCAGGTAGCATTTAATAATTGGGAAGAGTCAGACAAATTAAAAAGACTGCTATGCCACACAGAATTAGAAAATAATGAGCCTGAGATTTTTCACTTGGGCTTAGACAGGCAACATGGATGGGTTAATACTCATTGGGGCACACACAGGCATAGACATATTGCTGATTCTTTTATAAAGGAGATCAAGAAAAATGGATAGCATTTCAAAAAGATTTAGAGATGAAAATTTATTATCAAAAAATTTTGTAAACCCTTCTAACGCCTTTGAAAGATTTATTTTTAATGAGCTGAGGGCTGTATATAAGTTAGACAACTTACAAGATCATGGACCAGGGGTTTCCTATAATTTAAATAAAAATGATTATAGGTCACCAGAATTTTTTAACAACCCAGACGTAATCATTACTGGTTGCTCTCAAACTTATGGGCAGGGTGTGCCAGAAGAAACATCATGGGGAGTTCAGACATCCAATGCTTTAAATTTATCCTATGTAAATATATCAGAGCCTTCATCATCAACCATGCATCAAATTCAAAAAATATTTAAATTTATAAAAGAATATGGAAAGCCAAAATATATTTTTTGCATGTTCCCATCATTTGCAAGGTACTCAATGCCAATAAGTCCTGGCCTATTGACAGCTAAATCAATAAAACATAATAATGGTAGATATAGTTCTGTAAATATTATTGCACAAGTTTTAATTGATGACGATGGATTTGCACCAGTGCATTCTGATTATTTTACACAGGACAGACCGCAGTATTTAAAAAGCCCATACTACATGGAAGACGTGATACCACCAGAAGTAGGGTACTACTATTCTTTTCAGCATATACACATACTAGAGCAATATTGCCAAGATGCCAACATAGAATTATATTGGACTACGTGGAACGAATCTGATGAGCATTTAATTAAATATGCAATTGATAAAGACAATAAGCATTTTAAAAGATTTTTCTCAATAGATATAGGGGAATGGGAACGAACTAAAGAGTTTAAATATGTGTTAAAATTAGATACTGGATGCCACAGTGATGATATACTTAGAGATACGTATGAGTACCACTGGGATCTAGGTGGGGACCGTAATCCAGAATCTGGATTACCACATATGGGTGTTCACTTGCATAAGCATATTGCAGATGCGCTACAAGACAGGATAAAAAATGGAAAAAATTGAGTTGCAAGATGGCATCTTTATGATCAAAGATTTTTTGACAGAAGAAGAGGCCGCTTATTTAAATAAAATATCGGTAGAAGCAGAAGACGACGCCGAACAATGGCAAGAATCTTTAAATAACTCAGAATCATTTTGGCATGACAAGGTAATGCGTATTCCAAATCAGAAAATGATGGAAGATATTTATAAAAGAGCCGAAGAGTATATTGATCCCTCATGTAGACTAAGTGATCTTACTGTAATACAAAGACTTTATACTGGTTCATTCTTAAAATATCACCACGACTCTGGCTACACAGACGACTTAAAATATGCTTTGGTAATTTATATCAACGACAATTATGTTGGAGGAGAACTTCATTTCCCAGACAGAGATCTGGAAATTAGAGTACCAGCAAGAGCACTTGTTACTTTTCCATCTGGACCAGATTATGAGCATGGCGTAAAAGAAGTTTTAGAGGGGCCAACAAGATATGTTGTTCCATCATTTGCATTCATTAGGAAATAATGCGTATTGGTTTATTAGGCTGCGGAATGGTTGGCAATGAGCTTTATAAAATGCTTATTCAAGATGGCCACGATGTAACAGTAGCAGTAAAAAATTTAGAAAAACACCCAGAAATAGATCCTTCTAAAATCACGTCGGATCCATATAAAATTGTAAACGATCCAGAGATTGATATTGTGGCGGAATGTTTGCCTGGAAGAACGCAATCTGATATTGATTTTGCTATCAATTTTATAAATCATTCTTTATATAATAAAAAGGATGTATTTACATGCAATAAAATGTTAGCACAGGTATATGTAGATGTAATTTGTTCCAGGGCAGAACTTTATGGTAAAACTGTATACCTTAACTCTCTGGTTTCTTCAGATAAACCAGAAGATCTTTTTAATGGAGAAAAGCTAACAAGCAAAAACTTTAAAAAATATAACTCAGACAATATATATATATTCCGTGGCGGCGGAGGTACGGAGACGGCAAAATATATGTATGATGAAATTAAGGATTACATAAAAGATAAGGGACTATAATGATAGTGCTTGGAATTAATGAAACATCTCACGACGCATCAGTATCTCTAATTAAAGACGGAGAAATTTTGTTTGCTGGACATTCTGAAAGATATAGCAAAAAGAAAAATGACTGGTATGTGAATGATAGTTTAATCAATGATGCTTTGTCTTATGGCACACCTGATCACATAGCCTACTACGAAAAGCCTCTTCTAAAGGCCTCTAGGCTATTTCTAAAGGGTGGTTCTGGGGAATGGAAGCCACGTTTTAATATAGCGGGGATTCCAAGAAAATCATTTGGGCACCATTATTCACACGCTTCTGCAGGGTACTATACAAGCCCGTTTACAGATGCAGCAATAGTAGTTTTAGATGCAATAGGTGAATACAACACATCAACGATATGGGTTGGCGAAGGCGACAATATTAAATTAAAGTACAAGCAAAACTACCCAGTAAGTTTTGGATTATTCTACTCTGCATTTACTCAACTCATAGGCCTAATGCCAAACCAAGAAGAATATATTATGATGGGCATGGCCGCATACGGAGACTGGAGAAGATATTACAAAGAAGTGGATGAGTATTTCCCAGAGTATGATCAACAAAAGTATAATTTTCATAAAGGAATAACTGACTGGGGAATGCCAATTACCGAGCAAGATAAGTTTGATATCGCTGCGGCAGCGCAAGTGGTATATGAACAAAGACTAAATCAGTTTATGCGTATGGCAAAAAGTTTAACAGGAAAAACAAATCTTGTATTTATGGGGGGATGTGCACTAAACTCATCAGCAAACACGTTACTTTGGAAAATATTTGACATGGTCTGGATTATGCCAAACCCAGGTGACGCTGGTAGTTCGTTGGGCGCAGCTGCAGCCCTATATGGCAAGCATCTTAATTGGAAAAATCCTTACCTTGGTTATGACCTTGGAAGTGAGTACCCAGAAGATAAAATTATTAACTCAATAGTTTCAAATGGAATAGCTGCTGTTGCAACTGGAAGAGCGGAGTATGGACCAAGAGCATTAGGAAACAGAAGCATCTTGGCGGATCCAAGAGATCCAAACATTAAAGATAAAGTTAATATGATTAAAAAACGTGAGCTATTCAGACCATTCGCACCAGTTATAATGGAAGAGTATGCATCTGACTGGTTTGATATGGATTTTTCAAGCCCATATATGCAATACACCGTAAAATGCAAAAAGCCAAACCTTATACCGTCAGTAGTTCATAGAGATGGGACTTCAAGAGTTCAAACTGTAAATAAGGATCAACACGAAGGCCTTTATAATACTTTAAAAAAGTGGAACGATATAACTGGAGTCCCAATACTTTTAAACACAAGCCTAAACATAAAAGGACAACCTCTTTTAAATGATCAAAACGATATAAATGAATGGGAACAGTTCTATGGAACCAAAATTATTACATAAATCAGAGCAGCTAGACTTGTCCTCAGAAAAGAAAAAGTATGATGAATTTGGTTACACTGACTTTAAAATACTTCATGCAAAGCAATCATCGTGCAGCGAAATATCTGAAATAGATTATAATGAAGATATAAAAATTGTAAAGATTAACAATTTAAAAATTACCAATACTGATGCCGAGCACATCTATATTCCAGGCAAAACTTTTATATCTTCTTTTCATTATCACATGCATCATTTTCTTGCAGAATCTATAGCGCAGTATGAAAATATAAAAAACGTGGTACCAGACTTAAAAACAGTTTTTGTTGATGATGCGCCTTACCCATATTGGAGAAATAATCTTAACGACACTTCGTCATCTGCATTTATGAGTGATTTAAAAACAATATCTTTCGGGACTAGAAATAAAGATTACGAGCCACACCAATACTTTGAGCCAATCTTTAATGCATACTCTAGGGATGGTCAAATATATAATATGAATTATGATAATTTACTTTTTGAAGAAGTGTGTCTTATAGTTGATTTTTCAAAAATAATACCAGAAAACATATTTAAACAGCATGAATTTATTCCAATGTGGATGAATAAAGATATTGATGTATATGCAAAAATTAACTATAATAGCTTTATTCCAAAAGGATTATTTAAAATAAATAAATCTTTAGAATTTAAACAAGATAATACTTTGCCTAAAAAAATATATATATCTAGAAGTGATTCGAATGAAAGAAAACGAAAGCAGCATGTGTCTACTTCAACTGAAGAAAAAATAAAGCAAGACATAGCCATCAGAGTTTTTAATAACGAGCAAGAAATTGAAAGCTACTTTATATCACTAGGATACCACTCAGTGTCTTTTGAAAAAATTAGTTACATAAAACAATTGCAGTATATGAGAAATGCTACACATATTGCTGCCCTATCGGGAACTGCAATAATTAATTCATTTGCTTGCAATAAAGATGCAACCATAATAGAGCTTAGGGTAAAAAGCGGATACAATCATACATACAAAGACTATCATAAATTTTACGGGATATCAAAAGATAACAACCTAGTAATAGATTTACGATACTTAAATGAAGACTCAGAAAAAATTTTAAATGAATTAAATAGTATGTCAAATATGTTTCAAAAAAATAATGGAGACACTGCTTACATAACTAGAGCATACAATAATATATTTATTGATGGCAAAAAAAATATACTAATAAAATCATCTACAAATATTGAAAAAATTAAATCTGAGCACGATTACTACTGGAAGTTACCTCACAATATAATGAGATATTTTGCAATGCCATTTAATTTTAAAAATAATAATATCCGTGCGGAGTATTCAATGGAAATATTTAAAATTTATGATGTAGCTGGTCAATATGTTTTAGGATCACTAAATGCAAAATCTTTTAAAGAATTACTTGAAAGAATTAAATCTTTTCAAGACGAATGCCATGAATCATCAATAGAAGAAAAGTCTAACGTAGATGTAATGCAAGAATCAATAGATCTTATTTTAAATAAAATAGATACAAGGATTCAAGAGCTCGAATCATATGATACCTGGACTTCTTCTGATTTTAATAAAAAGTTGACCTCGATGCATATAACTCCTTCAACACTTAAAGAAAGGGTTGTTATAGCTTTTGGCAAGTATTCAGGCTCAAGAAAAACATTTGTTAAAAAAATTTCTCACGGCGATCTATGTTTTTCAAATATTTTATGGGACTATGATAATAAAATAATGAAGCTTATAGACCCAAAGGGGGTAGAGTATTTATATATGGACGAGTATTATGATATAGCAAAACTAAGTCACTCTATCAATGGATTTTATGACTATATAATACATGAGCTATACGAATTTGATTATATACATCAAAAATTAATATTCACCGCAGAAAAAAATCAAGAGATATTGAATTTATTTAAAGAATATTTAGATGAAAAGAATATAGATTATAAATTAATGCGGACATTTGAAGCATCAATATTTTTATCAATGCTCCCTAATCACGCAGAAAACGATCAAAGAGTAGCAGCCTTTATGTTAACATGTCATAATATTTTAAAGGAGCTTGAAGATTAATATATTAATACCAATGGCTGGAAGGGGCACAAGAATGAAAATTTATGATCCTTCTGTGCCAAAACAGATGATAAATATTCTTGGGAAACCAATGATGCAGCATATCTTTGAAAATATTAGGCTTGATGCTAGGTATATATTTATTGCTACAGACTACGATTTAAAGAATTTTAATATAGAGGAAATTGTAGGTACTATATTTGAAAGATATAAAATTGTTCCACAAAATGGATATGTAGATGGGGCCGCAATATCTATTTTACATGCAAAAGATTTAATAAATAATGAGGATCCATTACTCATAGTCAACTCAGATCAAGTTATTGACTGGGATCCAGGAGAATTTGCATCCATATTAAATTCTGATTTTGATGGAACTATATTTACATTTAATAGCAATTTACCAAAATACTCCTATGCAAAAACAGATGATTATGATATAGTTACTCAAGTTGAAGAAAAAAATGTTATTAGTAATAATGCCACGGCAGGTTTTTATTTCTGGAAACATGGGTCTGATTTTGTTAAGTATGCAGAGTCTATGATACATAAAGACATAAGAACAAACAATGAATTTTATGTCGCACCAGTCTATAACGAAGCTATATTGGATGGCAAAAAAATTAATATATTTAAAGTAAATACAATGTATAACCTAGGTTCCCCAGAAGACTTAGAACATTATATAGAATGGAAAAAGAATGTCTGATTATGTAAACATTACTAACCCTTATGGGGACATATGGATATGTGAAAATTTTTTAAATGATGAGGAAAGAAATACTTTATTTAATTTTGCAAAAAATAGCACTGAAGATGAGTGGAGTCTAAGATACATTAAGGATAGATCCCTGGAGGCTTCCTATAAGTACGAGCTGGGCAGCGACGAATGGAAAGAAACAGTCGAGCATAGAAATAATTTTTGGGATGACAAAATTATAGAAATTCCCAAAGAGTATAAAAATATTACTGATAATATTTGGAATAAAACTAATTTATTTTTTAAGGGCCAGTACAAGATAACTGAGTATATGACCATACAGAGACAATACACTGGCGAAGAGCTTAAGGTTCACGATGATAGGGGATATAAGACTACTTTAGAAAGAGCTATTGTAATTTATTTAAATGAAGACTATAATGGTGGAGAAATATGGTTCCCGCAACATGATGTATCCTACAAGCCAAAAGCAGGCAGCCTAATTAGCTTCCCAGGAACAGATGAATATCTTCATGGAGTAAAAGCAGTAACGGAGGGGCCAACTAGGTTTGCCTTATCCAATTTTTGTTATTCAAAGTAAAGATCTACCTCTGTAGCTCAGCGGAAGAGCAACAGACTTCTAATCTGTTGGTCGCTGGTTCGATTCCAGCCAGGGGTGCAATGTCCCTATAGCTCAGTTGGTAGAGCAGCAGACTTTTAATCTGCGGGTCGAAGGATCGAAACCTTCTGGGGACACTATAATTTTAGACAACTAAAATGGTATAATATCTATACCAAGTATTTAAAAATAAATAAAATAGGAGAAATAAAATGGCAGCAGAACAAGGATCAGCAGCAAGATTAGTAGAAGTAGCACTATCAGAAGTTGGAACTATTGAAGGTCCAAAAGATAATGAGACAAAGTATGGCAAGTTTACAAAATCAAACTTTCAGCCATGGTGCGGATCATTTGTTATGTGGTGTGCAGATCAAGCGGGAGTAAAAGTTCCTAACACAGTGTACACCCCAGCGGGAGCACAGGCATTTATTAAAGCAGGCACATGGCAGATGGCAGAAGTAGCAACACCAGAAGTTGGAGATATTGCCTATTTTGATTTCCCATCAGATGGCGTCGATAGAATTTCTCACGTAGGAATTGTTGTTGCAGTAAATACAGATGGCACAGTAGATGTTGTAGAAGGAAACACATCTTCAGATAAAAAGGGCGATCAAAGAAATGGCGGAGAATGCTGCCTAAAGAATCGTGCTTATAAGAAGAAAAATGGTTCAAAACTTCGCAGAAGCCAAATTGTAGGAATTGTAGGATTTGGAAGACCATCATTCGGAAAGCCAGTAGCTAAAAAAGCAGCAGCACCAACAACTGAAACAAAGCCAAGGGCAGCAGCACCAAAAGAAATTAAGCCAACAGAAAAGAAGTCATCTGGTGGTGGCAAAGGAAATCAGGTTAAGTAAAGTAATGTACGAATACTACGTTAAAAAAGTAGAATCTGTAGTCGATGGGGACACAATTGATGTCCTCATTGACTTAGGTTTTGATATTCTATTTGCATCTAGAGTAAGACTTGCTGGAATTGATACGCCAGAGTCTAGAACAAAAGACCTTGCCGAAAAAAAGCTTGGTCTTGAGGCAAAAGAGTATCTTAAGTCTAAATTAAAAGATGCTAAATCTGTTAAAATTAAAACTGAAAAGATGGATTCCTCTGAAAAATATGGAAGAATACTTGGATGGATATTCATAGATGATCAGACAGTGTCAATAAACGAACAAATGATTACAGATGGCTATGCCTGGGGATATCTTGGCGATACTAAGGTCAAAGACTTTGAAGCACTTGCTAAAGTACGAGCAAAGTATAAAAAATAACTTGCAATTCTAGTTGCCCAAATGATATAATGGGTTAGTACCTGCCGAATGGGGGTACTAATTTAACTCGCTTAAAAGGAGCAAAAATGGTAACTACAACACTGGATCTTTTTAGAGATCCATTTTTTATTGGTTTCAACCGAGAGTTGGAACGTTTTCACAGCCTAAGTAAAGTAAATAATACTGCGTTTCCGCCGTATGATTTGTTGAAATTAGACGAAGACAACTATCAGCTATCGCTGGCAGTAGCAGGTTTTACAAAAGATGACTTAACGGTATCAATTGAAGACGGAAGTCTTTGGATTACAGGACAGATCACTGAAGTAACCGATGCAGAAATTGTTCATAAAGGAATTGCTGGGCGTAAGTTCACAAGAATTTTTGAATTAAGTGAATACATGGAAGTTTCAAGCGTAGAGCTAAAAGATGGAATGTTACACATTCTTATTGTTAGAAATCTACCAAAAGAAAAACAACCAAAAATTCTAAAAATTAAATAAGTAATCATGACCTGAGTATGTCTTTAAACTGCTCACCATAATTAAAGGACGGGTATGCCAGTATACGAATATAAATGTAGTCAAGATGAATTGCACGAAACTCTTGCTATAACTAGATCCATCTCAGAAGATGATCCAGGATATGAATGTGAACAATGCAAATCAAACATGATTAGACACTTCAGTCCCTTTGGCATACAATTTAAAGGAAACGGCTTCTATAAAACAGATAATCCTAAATAGCTAAAGTTTGCCTAAAGTTAATTGTTAGTTAACTATATACTTCAGTAATTCCAATTTATTTACACTATACTGATAGTATGAAATTTAAATTCATTGCTTTACCAGCCGCATTAGCTATATTTGCTAATGCTTTTTTTATTACCCCTTCACATGCTGATAGCCTTCAAGGTGCTGGATCCACATTTGCTGCTAACTTTATAGACAGATGTAGGGTCGAATTTATGAAATCAACAGGAGATTCTGTTGTGTATGGACCATCTGGCTCAGGTGCTGGAAAGAATATGTTTTCAAATGGAGTAACAGACTTTGCTATGTCAGACGTTCCTTACTCTTCATCAGAAGTTAAACCATCAAAAGAATTTACATATGTACCATTAGTTGCAGGACCAATCGGAATTATATATAAACTTGATGGATATAAGATTACTCTTAAGATGAGCAGAGATACGCTTGCTAAAGTTTTTGCGGGACAAATAACAATGTGGAATGATCCACAGATATTAAAAGAAAACATGATAGGAACAAGACTACCTAAGATACCAGCAACAAAGATTAGAGTTGTATACCGCATTGATGGTTCTGGGACTTCAGAGGTTTTTACTTCATACCTTAATGCAGTTGCTCCAACCATATGGACTAAGCCAGGTAATAAAAGCTTTGGAACTGCATTCCCTGGAGATATATCTAGGACTTATATGACAAGTGCTTCTGGATCTCATGGTATTGCAATGGTACAAGGAACTACAAACGGATCTATTGGATATAATGAGATATCTTATGCAAGAGGACTCAAGACAGTATCTGTTGAGAATGAGGCTGGAAGATTTATGCAGCCAACAGTTAACGCAGCTTCCATATTCCTTGGAGACTTTGTTGCAGATAAAAGCGGGGTAGTAAAGATAAACTATAAGAACCCTAACAAGCTATCCTATAACATATCTACATTTACTTACGGAATAGCCTACAAAGAAAAGAACTCTAAGAATGATTCAGTAAAAAAGTTCTTTAATTTCATGTTAGATACATGTGGTAAGAAAGCAGAAGATTTAGGTTACTCACCAATTAGATCATCTATGCTTAAATTTTCTAAAGCTAGAGTTAATGAGATAAGCTCTAAATAACTAAAGTGGTATAATTACTATGTAAGCATGTTGCTTACTTAGGAGCCATAGTTGAAAAGGGAAAAGTTATTTAGAATAACAGCGTCCATAATGCTTGCATTTGGATGGCTTTTTATGTCCCCCGCCTATAGCGATGA